CACGTGAAAGACAGACTTCATCATCTCTCCAATGGGGATACCAGTAAGCAATTTAATTTGATGACCCCTAACCAGATGCTCAAGCAGACAGATTTCCCAGATGAGGAATCCTTGTTTGACCACATTGTTGATATGCGCAAACAGGCGAGAAGAAGCACTGGTGGTTCTCAGAGATACAAAATTGATGGTTTGCCGTGGACAGTGGCATCGCCTGTCACGAGTAAATTGAGGCAGTTGCAGAATGTATTGTCAGACCCTCATGTTCTTGAAAAGTTAGGCCTTCATGTGGCATTGTCTCATCATCGTCATCCATTAGCACAGGACTATCCTCATTTCCCAGTAGGAAAGGGAGGGACTCGTGACCCGACAAAGGGTCGAAGTGGAGAAGTTAGAGCCAAGTTTCAGTCTGAAAAAAGAACACCTACGGCTAGCAAGAAGTTAGTTGGGAGTGAAAAGGCCAATATCGAAAGGGATGATGCGCTACAGTATCTTGAATCCGTTTTGATTTCTGACCCTGAAATTGAATCTCAGCAGATAGGGCAGAGTCAGAAAAAAAATGTTCATTGGGCCGAGTCACCAATTGGCGGTGGGCAACACGCGCTTCATTCTATCTTTGATTCACATGGTGACCGGATAAATTGGGGATGGAAGGCACGACCGACGGCCCACGTTGAGTTGAGTCACACAGGAAAGGACAGTTATCACCATACTCCAGAAGGGAGGGAGAGGCGCCTATTGCCATTGACTCGTGATATGATTGCGAAAGTCATGCCAGAACTTCTTCCTTATCTTGGGTCACATCACCCAGAAGTCGAAGATACTTTACCTCAGGTACTACGACCTGACATTATGGGCCGAGTTCCAATTCGCGGAGACATGGGCGCAAGAATCCTAACCAACTCAGACGGCCCTACACTACTGGCCTCATTGACCAATCCTGATGTGTTGCTGAAGATTGACGCCGAAAAACCACCTTCTATACAGCCCATGCATCGCATCTTTGAACTGGATGACCTTGAGCATCTACGTGGATTCACAGGAGACTGGATGGTTACTCTCATGCCTGAGGGCAAACGTCACTTCGTTCGGCGCAAGGATGATGATATTGAGTCTTGGAGTACAACCAGTGGGAAAGTAAGCATTAGCGAAGATGACCAGAAGTCTTTCAAGAAAACAACCGAGAAGGATTTCCTCATTGATGTCATCCAAGTCGATGATGAGTATCACGTATTCGACATATTGGAATTTGATGACAAAGACATTCACGACCTCCCAATCCAAGAGCGCATGAAGGTTTTGCGAGGCGGTATGGAAAGTCATGAGAAGGTCATGCTTCCTGCTGCATACAACACTCGCCTTACAGATGATGCTGGCTTGGAGTCCGCAGTCAAGGATTTGGAAAAAGAAGGCAAGCGGATTCTACTCCGAGATGCAAAGTCCACTTACATGGCAGGAGAACAGCGCCATCCTAAGTGGGTGCTTCTTGCCCCCGGTAATGATGTCAATCTGATTGTCCTTGAGCGACGAGGTGAAGACCCTTACTCGTACAGACTTGGGACTGGTCCAATTACACAGGACGAGAAGATGGGCGAGCGTGGCGTCGAATTAGACGGCGAAACCTACATGGATGTGGGCACTGTGTTCAGTAGTCCAAAGAAGTATGAAGTTGGTGACCACGTTGAGGTCAATGTCGATAGTGTCACTTCGCACCAGTCGGATGATGAAACCATCTACACGATTCATGCAGGTTCGATTGAGGATGAGGCTGAAGGTGAAGCACTGGTTAGTCGTGACACCTTAGAGGTAATGACCAAGTCCGAGCCAACCAACTGGCCGCACGAAGTCCGACGCACTGACCGACACGTAACGATTCGATTCCCATTAGGTCGCATCATCTACAAGGCTACTTCACGTGGAGAGCAGTGGATGGTACATTCACCTGAAGCAGAGAATTCCCTTCTCATTCGTATGGCTGAGAGTCAGCGACCATTCTGGGCACCCGTAGCGGGCATGATGCTCAAAGGCAACTTGGATATGGTCGAGGAAGAGCGTAAGGAAGAAGTGCATGAATCCAAAGGTGATGGGAAGCCCTTGATTCCTCCAAAGAAGGTAAAGGACACAGGTCACTGGAAGAAAGTTGTTGAAGGATTACAGGCCATCGAGAAAACAATTGGCAGTGTAGGGCAGGCATTTTCGGGTACTAGGGGACTTGGGATTGATTATGCCACACCGACTCAGTCACCTACTGGACCAACAGAAAACAAAGACCAAAGTGCATTGCCTGACTATGATGCACGAAAACTTCCAGAAGAAGACCCTGAAGAGCCTTACGAAAAGCGCAAAGATAAGCCGCAGTCGATTGATTTGCCGGTAGAATCAGAGGGAGAACAAGGCCTTCTGCACGTGGATGATGATACCGCTACCCTTCATATAGTATGACGCGATGTGGAACCAGTTATGATTTCCGCGCCGTTGCGAACATCTCCAGTACAGGAGAGTGGTTCGATTCAACTGCTAAAGGCCGGAAATGACCTTGTTGTAGCGGGTTACGCCAGCGTCGAATTGGTAGACAAGCAGGGCGACCTTATTACACGCGGGGCACTAAAGGACGCTTTTGGTGACTTCATGAAGGCCGAGGCCTTCCGCAACGTGCAACTTGCACACTCTAACATTCAAGTGGGTGAAGTTATCCCACAATACACTGACTCGGAAGGCCGAGTTTGGAAATCCAACGTCGATGACGCTGGTATGTTCGTTGTCATTCGCCTACGCGATGACATCGAAAAGGCCCGTGAAGTGGCCAATGAAGTTCGCAAAGGTAACCTACGTGGGTTCAGTATTGGAGGGCAAGCGTTCAAGCGTGTTAACAAGCATGACGCTAAGCACGGTAACTACACCGAGATTTCCAAACTGGAACTACACGAAGTAACTATCTGCGAAAAGGGTATCAATCCCGAAGCAACCTTCAGAATTTTGAAGGAGGACACAGAAATGAGCGAAACAGACGCATTAGGTGAACTATCAACGGTCCTCGACCGATTGAATAAGCGATTGGATGACATGGATAAGGGCGAAATGCCCGAGGGCTTGAAAGAGCACATGGCAGACAAGAAAGATGAGAAAGGCGACGACGACGAAAAAGGCGGCGACGACGACGAAAAAGGAGATGAAGAAATGGAAGAAAAAGGAATGTACAAAGGCGACAGCGAGTACAGTGATGTCATTACCAGTGAATACCTGAACTGGATGGAAAACACACTCAAGAGTGCTGGCGTTGATACTGACAGCGCTCGCGCACACTTTGATGACATTAACAAGGCCAACCTTGGCAGCACCCCTGAATCCATTGGCGATGGCGCTGATTACTTCGGTGGTCAAGTCAAGGGCCGTGCACAAGAAGGTGGCAACCCATCAACTGGTGCAGTTGGCAAAGTCAACTCCGGCAAGGTCAGCAAGTCTGACTTCCTTGTTCCACAGGATGTCTCCGCAGCAGATGTTGAGGCAGCATACGAGGTCTACAAGGCTGCAGCCACTGAGCAGCAGTTCAAGGACAGCCTCAACAATGTCTTCGCAGACCGACTTGCCAAAGAGCAGGCAGATGCACGAGAGGCTCGCGCACACGCACAATTCGATGCACGCGGACCACTTGCTGAAATCCAGAAGGCAATTCAGGGACTTGAGAGCCGAATCGAGAATATGTCCGTTGCACCAGCAGAGGGCACTTCCTTGATGAAGTCCGACAACATGTCCACAATGGAAATTCCATCATCAGAGCAACTAGCAGCAATGGATTGGGAGGATGTCCACGCCTTGGCTAACAAAGTCTGGGAGTGAGACACAGGAGATAAACACAGGAGAGTGAAATAAAATGGCACGAAATTATGTACGAACAGTTCAGGACCTAGAGCGCTACTACTATGGCGCCGGAAATGCAATGGGTTACTCCTACAGTGGTTCAGAACTACTGAAGGCTGATGCTCCTTTGCTCAGCACCACTGCTGGAACCTACCAAGCGATTTATGGTCGCAAAGTTTGGTCTCAGTTGAACCAAGAATTCAATGCTTTCAGCATTCTACCCAAGAAGCCTTGGGACCGAAGTGGATGGCGTGTTGTAACTGCAAAGCCTTCGTTCACAAAGGGCGGCGGTGTTGCAGAGAACGCAACCCTACCAGACACAACCAAGCCTACCTTCCAGCAAGTGGCTGCAAAGCCCAAGACGGTTGCCCACACCTTCGACATGAGCGAAGTGGCAATCTTCCTTGCTGACAAAGACGACGGTATGGGCGACATCCGCTCAGTCCTCAAAGAAGAGGTCGGTAAGCACCACGCAGAGCACATCAACGTAATGCTCACACAAGACGTGGACACACCTGCAGGCAACGACTTTGAGTCTCTTGACCGAGTTACTGCTTCAAGCACAATGGACAGCACTGGTACTGCATACGCAGCCACTGTATCCGGTGGTGCTTCAACTACACACACTGCGCACATCAGTGCAGCAAGTGACGTGGACATCTACAGCATCGACCGAAGTGCAAACACATGGGCAGATGCAGAGATTGACATCGCAAGTGACGCAGGCCTAACCGAGCGCACCCTTTCACTGGACCACTTGGACAACATGTTCCAGAAGATTTGGGTACGTGGTGGAAACCCCAAGGTTATCCTCACTGGCTACGATACTCTAATGCGAATCCAGCAACTCTTGCAGAGTCAGCAGCGATTCATGGAAGAGAAGCGCGTTACACCAACCTACAACGGTGTGAAGGGTGTACCCGGTGTTGAGGCAGGATTCATTGTCGCAACCTACAACGGTGTACCCATCATCCCATCCAAGGACATTGCAGCAGACGGTATCAGCCGAATGTACTTCCTTGACACTGACTACCTATGGTTCAGCACAGGTATCCCGACCCAATACTTTGAGTCTGGTATCGAAACTGGTGACCCATTCGCAATCAACCGCCTCGGCCAAGAGGGACTCTACCGAACCCTTGGTGAAGTCTGGACCACATTCTTCCGTGGACAGGGGAGCGTGCGTGACCTCGCTTGAGGCTTAAACGGAGACACAAAAGGAGTGAATAAATATGGCAGCAACTACACACAGAGGCATTACCTACACAGGTACAGGAACATACACACAGACGGTCAACTTTGACTTGCCCCTTTGGGCTGGCCAAGACCAAGATGAAACTGGATGGCTCGATGGGCAAAGCACTGATGGCTACCCCGGAAACCTTTCAGGATTCCAAGCAACTAACACACAAGTAGCCGAGCGAAACAACCCACGGTTGATTTCACTTACACTTAACAGCGCATTGGCAGACACAAACACACTAACACTTTCAGGTGATTGCAGTAAGATTCTATCAGTGGTAGGGCAGCATGAAGACGCAACTGCTATCATGGGTATTACCAAAACAAGTGACTTGGTTCTTACTTTTGCTTTGAAGCAGCACGATGACAGTGCAGCAGACGTAAGCGCAACTGAACTTTGGCTATTGGTCGTCTGAGGTGGTTTTCAGTGCCTACTGTTACCTTTCTCGGTCCTCTGGGCTTTCGTCGCAGACGCGACAAAGCAGAGTCCCAGTGGCTTAGAGGTGTGCCTGTTGAAGTCAGTCAATCATGGCTAGATGAAAACAGAATGCACCTTAGACCAAGATATTTCAAGATTGAAGGTGATGAAGCACCAACGGTCGATGAAGGTAATGACGGTATTCCTGACAAATCATGGAGAGTAGCAGATATTCGTGAGTGGTTGGGGTCGAAAGGCCTCAACCCCTCCGGGTATGCTACCAAGCGAACTCTTCTGCAATCTGTAGATGAGTTCCTGAACCCACCTGCAGAGGTGGAAGAAGTGATTGAGGAACCGGCACTGGAAACACAAGAAACAGGAGATGATGAATAATGGCAGTTAGTACAATAGATACAAGGCATCACGTTATGGGTGACATGCTTTTAATTACAGGAACATTCGATTTAGAGAGCGACAATACAGTGTCAATTACTTTACCAGACATAAGTGTAGTATTTGCATCGGGGGCTATGGCAGACTTGGGTGGTGCGCAAACAGGCAATGGAACTGACGGGTGTTTCCCAACACATACAGGCGCAGGCGGTTTGCTGGTCGAAGGTGTAGCAAACATGACTGGTCGCTGGTGGGTTCTCGGCAAGCGCTGAGGTGTGAACCTTGGCGACATTAGAGCCTAAGTTCCAGTTGGTGGGGCCTTACGCCCCTACTGAATTTGAGTCAGTAGCGACTATATTGGCTAGTATCGAAAGTGATGTTGGAACTCTAACTGGCATTAGCACCAGTAGTCTAGCAAGTGCAGTTCCTTTCACTGTTCGTGGGAATATATTTATCTTGGTCGCCTACACGTGAGGTGACTAGATGGAAGCCTTCAGCAATCTTGGTCTAGATGACATTGAGCGCTTGCAAAAGCGCGGCATTCGTCTGGCTGAGAGCAGAATCCAAGGCAAAGTCGTTGATGATACCAATCCCCTTCAGGGGGCTATTACCAAGCAGCGTATCCGCAACCGCAAGGCTGGCGACGTGCTGAACATTGGCTCAGGTACACGTTGCAAGCACTGTGGAATGCTCTACTTCTGCTGGGTTGATACTTGCAGAAGTTGTGGTCGGCAGATGGAATTCAACTTAGGGGGGCGGTAATCATGGGTTACATTCTCGTTAAGGCTCCAGTAGGCCCTCCTAGAGAAGGAGACATATCTCCAGATGTGTTATTCAGGAGAACAAAAAAATACGCCAAGATGACTCCTGAGCAAAAGGCAAAGTATGAAGAAAGGGTGCGTGAAAAGGCCGAGCGAGAAGCAAGAAGAGAAAAAATCCGTAGAGAGTTGATGGGGACACCTGAGTTAGCAGAAGAACAGCCTAAAGTCCCTATTGCTGAAGAGGATGAAGAGGATGGACAAACTGCATTTGATACATCTCAAGCACGTATGCGTCAAGCGGGTCGTCGTTCCAGTCCTTCAAAACTCACTAATCCTGACTTGTATCAGCAAGTCATGGATGAGATGATTGAGGCTGCGAATGTTAGAACACGTGACCCACCAAAAGATGAAGAAGCCATTGAGGATATGCCAAGAGGTCCGTTAGGAGATACGCGCTATCGGCGAACTCAAGCCAATGTGAGAGCACAGGGCGAGGCACGTGGCCTTACTGGAAGTAAACTTGAAGATTATATCCGCCAACAAATGAAGGAAGTGCACTCTGGCCGAGTTGGCGTTACCGGACAATCCAGTCGCAAGATTCGTGGTGCATATCGAGATGTGTATATTGGTGAAGATGGTGATGTTCTTGGTCATTTAGATGATTTCGATACTCCCCCAACAGGTGCTAAGGTAGAGCGTCGGTGGGATGCCGATGCTCGGTTAGAAGAAGGTGAATATGCATCTAGAGTCGAACGTAAGCAGAATATCAGCATCACCATCGACCGAATGGAACGCGAAGCGCGAATGCGAAAATTAGCATCCCTGAAGCGCTTAGATGACTTGAAAGAGTCAGACCACATGATGACTTCATTTGAGCCAAATCGGGAATCTGCTTCAGAAACGCCTCACGTTCAACATATGGAAGCACGAGGAAAAGGCGGTGCTGATATTCCAGAACCCAGTGAGATGCACCAAGGCCTATTTGGTAGCACCAAGAAAATGACAAAATATCATGCTCCTCTCAAGACTGTGCTACTGAATTTGATAGCCAGTGACCCAAAGCAGGCTGCGGAAATACTGCAAATGCCCCACCTTGAAAAGTATGGGGAGCAGTTGCAAAATGATGAAGAGAATTGGAAATTGAAGAGAGACAAAGAAGGCAATGTAACTGGATTTAGCAATAACATGACTAATCGAGGAATGCATCTTCTAAATGTTCTCGGTGACCAAGCCGTTAGGGCCGTAGGTGGCGGAATGCATACTGAGGTATTGAATCGACTTGGGTTATCGCTATATCCGGGTCATGAGAAATATATGCCCGGTGAATACGCTCTAGGCAACCCAGAGGAAATTCAGCAACAAATGGCTTACTTTGAGGGAGAAGGTGCAGACCCAATGGGAGGTTTGCGAGCAGAGGAAGCCACACACCAACGATTTGCAGAAGCACAGGGTGTCCCTGAAGAGCACATGGATGATTTTACAAGTCTTGTAAGTGACTTTATGCAAGCAGGTGCACCTAGTGTCATGAATGCACGTGATAGGGCATTACATCAACTCGTTGAAGAAGGCGCTATTCCAGAGACTGCATTACAGACAGGTGATGAAGGTATACAGGACTACAGCCCTGAGTTCAAGCCACGTGGAACTTTAGAGGCTACACAAGAGTCTGACTTGATTGAGGAAGGAATGCCTGCTGATGAATACGCATCTCAAATGCATCGTTGGAAGCACCCAGTTACAGGTGAGCCACAGCGGGATGATGAAGCCACTGTGGGTAGATTCCCTACACCTGACCCCAAGTTCACGATGACAGAGGCTGAGAAGATTGCTCAGCAGAAGGCCAAATATGGTGCTATGATAGGAGCAGCACGTAGGCGTCAAGCAGAGGCTGTGGTCGCTGAAGAAGCCGCTGCTATGGCTCCTGATACCTATGCAAACATTACAGCAGGTATGGATGAAGAACAAAAGCGAATGTTTTACGAATCTATGGGCATTGAAGCCCCGCCAGATGAGAGAACTGCGGCAGATTTAGCACCAGTAGCGCAAGAGCCACTTGCGCAAAATGCACCTTACGACCCAACCCGAGAAACCCCTGAAGAATTTGATATGAGAAGGCGAGGCAAAGTACCGGGTGCTTCTCAAGGAGTCGCACGTAGAGGACCTCCTACAGGACCCGAGGTAGGTCTCCCAAAAGGGGTAGACCCTCAAGAGACAGTTGCTGAAATGAGAGCACGCGGTGCATTACCACAAGAGGATGAAGAAACTCCTGAAGTTCGACCAGAAGATGATGAAAAACTAGCAATGGTTGGCAGTGGCTTCTCACTAGGTTCTCAACTCCTCAAGGCTATCTTGGACGATATGTTGAAGTAATCACAGGTGAGGGAATGTATCATGCCAGTAGTGTTCTCACCCGGTGAAGCGGAAACACGGCCACTGGACCCTGACGCTATCGTTTACACAACGGCACAGAAGGTTGCCAACCTGCTTGGGATTGGCCGAGGAGAGGCCGTACTGATGTCTGCCAATGCAGAGGCAAACGCAGTGTTCGTGACAGGTGGGGATTATCGTGACCACGGGTTTGAGGTTGGGGACACTATCCTCATCTACAGTGATGCTGACCCAATGGGTCTAGACCGCGACATTACTGCCATTACCTCAACAGCAAGTGGCGTAAAACTTGCATTTTCGTCTGCCATAAATCCGGGTCTTTACGAAACGGCAGACAATGGTTACGTTCAGAACAAAGCATCATTTACCAACGGCAAGACTCGTGGTGTGACCAAGGCCCACGTAGAGACTATCATTAAGGAGATTCAAGACCGCATTGACAACATTACTCACAATGCGTGGAGACCAATACTTGTTACTGCTGAGTACATCAATTTCGACACCTACAAGCCGTATCGACGCCGATACTACACAGACTATGTGGGCACTACGCCTCTCTTGTTCCGCAACGTCCAGCAGATGCTACGTATTGAACTGTGGCAGGGCAATGAGTATCGTGAAGTTTGCAGTGCAGAAGTACGATTAGACATTGCAGACTACACTGAACTAAGTGGAGATGCTGTATTTTTGTGTCCCGGTGGCGGTGGGTTTGCAAAGTTGGCTGTAGGCACAGGGACTCAACAATGGCAAGCAGACTTCAACAAAGTGACCACTGCACAGAATCTGGCTGACCTCATCAACAAAGAGGACCGGACAAATCGAGGCACGGTGACATTCACAACAGATGCTACCAGTCCTGATGGGACAACTTACACTCTCCCTGATGGTTCATCTTCAACAGGTGTATCGAATGTCCATGTTCACAATGAGTTCCTAGCCACTGCTAATTCTGATTACGGTAGTGGAGTAATCAAACTCACAAGTATGCAGCCTGCAGGTGGCACAGAGGCTACGATTGCTTCGACAGATACGACAAACATTGTATTGTCAAGGACTGAAACTGCATCTGCCTCAGGGACAATTGATAAAAGTCCAAGTGATGGTTCTCGCACAATTACATTTGCAGATTCTTCTGACTTTACAGAATATGGCGTAGTTAGAGCATCTACTGGCACTGTTTATGGTTACACAGGTAATACAGGTACAGTGCTAACTGGGGCTCGCGCTTTACATGCTGACGGGAGTGTCAATGATGACACAGCCTACACATGGACCCAACACAAACTTTCGGCTGATTTGCAAGGTGGGGCAACCAGCGTCATAGTTGATGCTATTACTGGAGAAACCACAGTAGACAGAAGTTCTAGTGGTGACAAAGCGCGACTCAAGGACTGGTGGCTGGACCCTGAGATGGGTATCATTTACTTCAACAACTCATATCCTTACTTTGAGTGGAATGCCGTGAAGGTGTCTTACATCTACGGTGAGCGCTACGTGGAGAAGGCCATTGAGCAGGCTGCAACCAAACTGGTGTGCGTGGACCTGCTGATGGCAGATGACCGCAGTGTCCTGATTCCTGAAGGTACGCAGAACGTAGACCTCGCATCTAAGATTCAACTATACCGACAAGAGGCAGACACCATCCTACGCCGTTACAAGGAAGTGGTGGTGTTTGAGTAATGGTAGCCACATGGAAAGAGGCACTGGATGTTGTAATTGACATCATCAAAGATGATTGGAACCGAGCCAATACCAGTAACATCAAACCCGTCATCCTAGACATTGCTGACGAAGGACCAGAGCGCGGCAAGCGCCTTGACTTGTCCCGTCACGACTATGTGCTCTGCTACGAGACAGCCCACAACGAAGAAGCGCCCGATTTGTTCTACAATTTCGTCACAACTCGTGTCAACATTACTGTGGATGTACGGACGACTAAGAGCCGTTCTCACCTTCGTTCAATGGAAAATGAGATTCGTCGGGTCATTCACCTTAGGCGCAAGGGCGATGGGGCCAACTTTGACAGGCTACTGTTCAAAACTCGCACAGATTTGAGTGACCGAACCAAGAAGTTGTTCCGACACACGTTCCAAGTTGAAGTGATTACGCTAGGAGAATCCATACCCTGAGGTGACTAAATGCCAAATACGTACTATCGTGGAGACCTTTCAGAGGTCACAATGGGGCATGAATGTGGCCTCTACATTGAGCACGGTGAGCCCTGCACGTGGACAGCCACATGGGCGTCTGGTACCCCAGATTATACGACGATTACATTTGCAGGAACCTCCCATAGTGGCAACGACGATATATTTGAGGCCAGCAAGCCTTCATTGAAGGTCCCAGTTGGTATGCTGATTGGGACGAAGATGTCGTTCCATGGTTCGGCTACAACTGGGGGATTCACAGATTTCTACTACACAGGAATGGAGAGTCGAATCTATAGCATTGTAGACCATACAACAAACGGTACTGCAACCTCAATCAAAGTTGTTCCCGCACTTGACCAGACGGCCAGTCGCGCATCTGTAGCGGGCGATGTCTTGTTCATCCACAGTGATGGTTTACCTGCTTTATCTGGCGGTACCACTTGCACTGTAAATACTAGGGCTGACACAACCAAAGAAACCAGTCTAATTGACCAGTTTATCGGCCTTGCTTCGTTTATGACACTCCCTGATACCACGGTTGAATTGCATCAGTATCACGTTGTCGGACTTGGGCGACAGCCCAGTGTAATGCAGCCCGGTCGCCTGAATCACACAGGTGGCGTAATTGAGATGCCCATTCACTCACCACGGTGGCTTTACTACAGCCTTGGAAGAGAAGTTGTAGATGGTGCTACATTGGTCTCTAATTATTCTGGGATGACCAATGGGATGAAATCAGGTACAAGTGTGCAACCCGGTCAAACTTATGTCGATGTCGCTAACAGCACTGGATTGGCTGTTGGTAGGTACATCCTCATTAAAGATACAACAAGAGCACCTACCGTGTACCACAAGCAGGCTGATGAGGCATCAGATGATGGGACAGCAACCAGTGTTTACTGGCCGGGCGGGTCTGGGTTGACGGGTGGAACGGCATCGCCAACTGTTCATTTTGAATCTACTGAGACAAGTGAGATTCGTCGGATTGTGGCATTTACGGCTCTTTCAAGCGGCTACCGTGTACACGTCGATGACCCTTGGGCATTTGCGCACGACACGAGCGATGTCGTTGAGATTTATGCATACGATACGGCTGCCAGTAACGGAAGCCCGAACGTCAATACTGACCGCACTATCACCAACGCCGTCAGGCGCCTCATCTTTTCAGGTGACAACATCCCTTCGTTTTGCATGGAGCACAGCATTCGTAACCGTGATGTTGGGTCCTATAGCCAAGAGGATTCATCTGCGCCGGGTGGCTCTACGGACACAAAGCAACTGACTCGTGTGTTCAGAGGTTGCAAGATTTCGGAGTACGAAATATCCGCGACTACAGATGCCGAGTTACGCTACCGTGCTGTGTTTGATGCCATGTCCGTCTACACAGATACAGGTCGCTTAGAGGCATCAAACAAGGGTGACCGCTATACTGCTCACCGGATGTTCCAGAATATAGGGGACACCGCACTTAGTCGCAAAGAATCAGGTATCGCTGAGGGCTCTGAAAAGCCATTCATGTTCTACAACGGAACCATCGAAATGTTCGACCAAGCGTTGGCGAACATCAGTGCGTTTGAGATACGTGGTAAGAACGGCACAGAATTGTTCCACACCATCCAAGGG